CTTCCCTGCGATTACAAATCGAGAGGATGTTACTATGATAAGATCGGACCTTACGTCTGAGAACGGAACACAAGTTGTACATCCGTACGACAAGTGGACCGGTGAGCCTAAGGCCACATCTACCAGCTTAGTTTTATCTAAGAAGGAAGATTTCGAGATCCACACCGATGGGATGTCAGCAACTGCTGATACACCTACTGGGTACTACTATACCAAGGAGTATGTTAAATACTTACATGGTAAGAAGTACGTGTGGTACACGCATCGAGACATGAGCACAGTTTTAACGTCTCAGATCGATTCCGACGGGTTTCAAGCCCCTCGGTTAGGTACGATGCCCGATACCGACCATCACGACACAGTCATTGCTGAATGTGCCTTGAAATTCTATGATAAGTGTACCGATACAGGTATTAACTTAGCACAGGACTTGGTCGAAGTAGGGCAAACCACTGCTTTGGTTCAAAAAGTGGTACGTACGGTCTTAGCCTTGAAAAAGGATTTTAAGAAGACTGTTTTGCGTGCAGGTAAACGCCCGGCTGATACTGCGTCGGGCTTGTTTCTCCAAGGAATTTATGGAGTTGCACCAACACTTAGAACCATCCATGATCTTGCGAACTATGAAGCTCGCAAGTTAGGCGCGTCCGTCCCGGTGAAAGCTAGGAAGAGCGCATCTAAGGATAAGCGTACTGACGTAACCAACGCGGGAGGAATCGATGTTAATGATTCTTACCGCTGCGAATACGGAGCTATGCTTAGGGTTCCGCCTGCGGATACTCTTCAACGACTCACGTCGTTAGATCCTACGGTCATTGCTTGGGAGGTATTACCTTACTCCTTTGTCTTTGATTGGTTTATGGATATTGGTGGAACGTTAGCGGCCGTTGAGGCTAAGCGAAGATATAGCGCTTATCTGACTGATCATTATCAGACGTTAACACAGCGTACTAGGTATGTTGACAATTATATTGTACCATATGTCAAACCACCTAGGAAGGGAACGACTACTCAATGGGACTGCCGTGGCGTTGTCGACCGAAGAAATTCGCGTCGCATTGTCAAAGCTGGTCCTCCGGGTATTTCAGTCCCTCATATGTCTATACCTGATCTAGGTTATAGCCAGATGACGTCAGTAGTAGCGATGGCCTATCAAGCCTCCCGCTAACCAAGTTAGTCGATCTCGGTTATCTTGGGCCCGATATCGGGCACCTTATAGTTCATAATTTTGTGGGCTATAAACTATCCTTAATGGAGATAACATTATGCCAGCATTAGCTGATATAACAATTAATGACGGCGCGGCTACACCTGTAGCTAAGACGTTTTCCCCCGTAATGATCGATGGCAACGGCGTCGCAGAATATGCGGACGTTTCAAGCGGAGTCGCGATTGGTTTCCCAACAATCAAGATTTCATCACGTCGGACCACGGAAAATGTTCGTGTTAAAGCGAACATTAGCGTGCCCGTGCTTGAAGCGTTAGGTACAGCAGATAGTGGGCTTACGCCCCCTCCTACTGTTGCCTATGTTGCTCGAGGTCACATGGAGTTCATCTTGCCTTTGCGTAGCGATTTAGCTACGCGCGAGCATGTCCTGGCATTTGTACAGAACCTTTCCGCTGACGCGGTGGTCTCTGCACTTGTTGAGGACTTACTTAACGTTCACTAAGTGAGCATTAAGTATTGGTGCATTATCGCGTTTGCGGTGTGCACCATCCTTGGGTTTGATCCAGTCATGTTTACTACCCTTATTGATTTATGTGGTAATAGTATGGCCGGCGCGCTCAAGGACTCGTATTGTTTTATTTCTGACCATTCGGTCAACAATTAACAACATAAGGTAACGATTATATGTCTACTGCTAATTTCTTAGTACAGGGAACATTCTATTCCCTATGTAAACGTGTAAACACTCCTGTCTCATTAGGAATGTGGTTGCGATTTAAGTACGGTGAAAGCCTACAGATCGTGAAAAAGACCGTAGACCCAAGAGATTATACACAGAAGCAAGTGGAAAAGTTCCGGCTGGATTACCAAGTCGTGAACTACCTTTCGAAATATCCCGGTTTTGACACTGGAATTGATCTTAAGGCTGCTGCTATCTCGTCGTTTCATACCGCCGAGAAACAATGCCATGATACTAATCTCAGGCTTCGAAGACCGACACCTTATGGTGAAGGCGTGTCCGCAGTAATGTTACTTGCGGCACGAAAAATATCGACGTTGCTTGGTGATTATGATTTATCATGGATTAAACTGTGCAAGTGGGGACCCGGAGTCACTTCATCCTTATCGGGTGAGGTAGACTTCAGTTCCAAGCTGCTTGAAAAGCAGTTAGGTATTACACAAGCTGCGGTACCCTACATGCGGTTAGCCATGGCCACGGACCTTCATTGGTTCAGGGCTCGTGGAATAGCTGCATGTGGACCATGTTCATTGCTGCCCGGCGAGTTTAAACTCGTTACGGAAAGCAAAGTGGTAACAGTACCAAAGAACGCTAAGACCGATCGATTGATTGCGATCGAGCCAACTTGTAACCAATTCCTGCAAGGAGGGGTCGGCCGGTTTATCCGGAACCGTCTTCGCCGTGTAGGTATTTTCCTGGACGATCAGTCCCGGAATCAAGTTGCTGCTAGTAGGGGCCTGGTTGATAACCTGGCCACTATAGATCT